GGACAGTTCAGTTTTCTGAGGCCGATGCACAAGTTGTTGACGCCATCATGCAAGACAACGAGGCAGCTTGGAGCGCACGTAGCCGTCGTATTTACGACGAGGAAATGCGCGAGAATGCTGAGGCTATGCAAGAGGTTGACATCGTTGGGCTCATCGAGACGCGGCGGACCGAAAGGCTTACCGAGTCTCGTGCTGCCTTCTATCGGCAGCTGATGTTCCCCCCACCATGGAACCCTTCATGGACCAACGAGTCCAATCCGGTGAAGAGCCCCGGCACGAGCATGCTACGCATGTTCATTGTCGCGCTCTGTGCCTGGTTGTACCTCCTGCGCTTCGACGGCGACTCACCAGCCGCTTCGCCGGTCTTCTGGCAAGGTCCGCTGCCGCCAGTTGAGGGCTTCGAGTTTTGGAACCCCCACTTTGGCCCTCAGCTGCCTATGTGCCGCAACGCGACGGATTGCGATGTGGACTCTCGAGCCCACGACGTGATAGAACCGAAGTTGTTTGCGGCCTTGGCACTTCAGCGCGATGTTGCTCTCGAGCAGCTTGACAACTGCCTGAAGACCAGCGTCCGTGCTTGTCCCGTTTGCAACCACACTGTTAAAACAAACGGAGACTTTTGCCGTGCTGAGCTCAGCGCTTGTCGCAAAGAGCTCAGCAACGGAACTTGTTACGACGATCTCCAAGGCTGTAGGGACGAACTTGATGCCATTATTTGGATTTCACCTTTCTTGACCACGCCAGCCTTTGGCACCGCGCTTTTGGCTGTTGTTGTTATAGTCGTCTGCTACAAGTTGGCTGTTTCCCCTCTCTTAGGTTTTGTTGGTGGTTTCTCAAGTCGCGTCTTTCGCATTGTGTTGAACTTTTTCAACATCTTCGTCGCGTTTGCCACTTGTACTATGAGCTTGTTCACTTTTGTTTTCAATTATGGCTCTGTTACATTTGCTGCTTACATCGCCTGCAAGCTTTGGCTCCTTTGGTCACCCACCGAAGGGCTATTGCGTGATTTGGTGCTACTTGCTGAAGCTGTCGCTTCCACTGCCGCGGGTGGCGTTTACGTCGTCTTCGGCAGGCGCATTACGCACTATTTCGTTTTCCCGGCCATGCTTCTTGTTGTCGGTGCTCCTCCACTTGTTGTTTTGCACATGTCAAAGTCTCAAAAGGCTGTTGGCTACCGCGTCGTTTTCGACACGGCCGGCAAGCTGCACCTTGTTTATCGTTCCAAAGCTACTGAGCATTGGACCGATGCTATCACTGGCAGTGTTGTCAAGCCGCGCTTTGTAACTGAGGCTTACATTACAACAAGGAAGTCAACCTATGTTCCGCCTTTGTCCAACCAAGGCCAGGGTGTTTTATCACACTCACAGCCCATTGGGACTGGTGACGAACAGCAGGTTGTCTTTCATGGGGCCGCCGTTGAAATCAAGGATGGTCCTGCTTCAGGCTATT